CATAGTAGAGCCGTAAATCAATATAAAAGCGCAAAAGTAAACGTAGTAGAAACAACAAGTTGTGCTAAACTTTTATACAAGCTCTACGGACCAGCACAGCTTACTACAGCTCAAAAGACCCTCGTAGCGATTGCTGATGATTACGACAGCTATACCTTAAAATTGCCGCAGTCATATGAAATGAACTGCCTTTTATTAAATTTACAAAAGTCTGCAGGTGCACAAAAAGCAGAAAAATTTATTGCACGTTTTTATGAAGGGTTTACTGGTTTTAACTCTCAAGAAAATAATATTATTAAAGATCATATTATTCGTAGAGACAAAACTATTAAAGAACTTCAAATATTTAAAGGTTCGGTGTCGATACAAGGCAAACAACGAACAATATACGGCACATCAGGAGATAAATTTGTTAATGAGGTTTGCGATTATTTAATTAAAAAACACAATGCTGAGATAGCGTTTTTTGTTAATACAAACGCAGGCCACGTCTCTTTTCGTAAGACAAAAAATTGTGAAATAGATCTATCTAAATTAGCTGCTAAACTCTGCGAAGGAGGCGGACACGAATATGCAGCAGGTGGTAAAATTACTGATACATTTATGAATTTTACCAAGCTATTAGGCCCGCTATAATAATATGTCAGGGGTAGTAGGAGCGCTAGAAGAAGCAGTACTTGAAACACCGCTAATAAACCTCACAAAAGATGAGGTTGAAATCGAGTTAATTAAATTCGGATCATTTTGTTCTATTATACACAATAAAAAGCTTAATAACGTAGCTATTTTTTCATTACTAGTAAAAAACAATACATATTGCAGGATTTTTATGAATCTTACTGAAACCGACTCTAAACGAGAAGCAATATTGCTATTTTTACGTTATAATAACAATTTGTGCCGTAGCAAAGTCGTAAAAGAGATATTAAAATCAGGCCTTTAAATGGGCCCACAAGAAATTTACAATACTTACCTTAGTGTATCTCGTGGGTTAAAGAACAAGCCTTGGAAGCCTCGAAAGGACTTTGAAGGATTTGATAAAAGCGAGCAAGGCCTGCTTTGTATGAGGCTATCGCTATTCTTTAAACGGTTTCCGCAAATTAATATCAAAGACTTTCTTTCAGCACCGTATATTCTCTATAAAGATGAAGACTATTTTGATTTAAAGTTTTATCTTACACAAAAAGCTATCAGCTGTTATAGTGCTGTACAGAAACAAAAATTAGAAGAGTCTCCTGATTCCGATAATCAAATACAAGACATAATACGTAGCGTAAAATTTATTGGTAATAAAATTATTACTTCTGGTATTACCTTCAAGCACTATCTTACCCAGAAAAACGGGTACACGTATAGTTCTGTTATGGATTATGTAGAAGGTAACATCAATCTGTATTTTTTACTTGCTTTACCTAACTTTGATATTATATTTGATAGCATGTCAGATCAGGACCGAGAACTTTATTGCAAAACCTTTCACAAGGACATTGTAAAATTTAAACTAAGATTAAATAATTCTATAAAAGCCAAAAAAATCATTAACGAATCTATTAAACGACTAACTTCTCTTGATAAAAATTAATTCTAAACTATTATTTTACTACACATATGAAATCCTATAATTCTAACATGTTTGAAAGCATCAAGTCTGCGCTTGATAAGGCTAAGACTAAGACAACAGGTAATTCTGCATACCGTAATATTCTTCAGCTAGAAGCTCCAGCTACTTACGTTGTAAGGCTCCTTCCCAACATTAAAAACCCTGAAGAGACTATTCTTCATTATTTTCATCATGGCTGGAATAGTATTGCTACCGGTCAGTATGCTAGCATTACCTCGCCTTCTACCTGGGGTGAGCGTTGCCCCGTAAGTGAACTTTATTTTAAGGTCATGCGCGATGGTAGCGAGCAAGATAAAGAACGCGCCAAGGCTAATTTGCGTCGTAAGGAGAACTGGCTCGTAAACGTGTTAGTGGTTAATGACCCTAAGAAACCTGAAAATAATGGTACCATTAAGGTACTACGATACGGCCGTCAACTAGATAAAATTATTCAATCTGCTATTAATGGAGACGATTCTGACGAGTTTGGTGCACGTATTTTTGATCTGTCTCCCGAAGGATGCAATTTGCGTATTAAGGTGGAACTCGTTTCTGATAAGCCAGGCGCGCCGAAATATCCTACTTATACCGCATCGAAATTCTTGAATCCTTCAGCTATCGAAGGTTTTGATGAAGCTAGAGTTCAAGAAACCTATAATAATATCTTTGATCTCAATACCTTTGTGGAGCGTAAGTCTGCCGAAGAAATCAAGAATTTTATTGAGACTAACTATTATGGTAAAACAGAAACAGAAGAGACTTCTGTGGAAGGAGTTGAGGTTCAAGAAGATGATGTGCCTTATGAAGCCCCTGCTCCTAAAGTTCCGGTGAAAACTCAGCCAGCTACGTCTGTTAAGCCTGCCACAACTGCACCATCACCTGCTAAAGCTGAGAATACAGATAATGGCCATGACGATAAAGTAATGGCGCTCATCAATGGCCTCGACGAGCTTAATTAATGCAGCCATCCAAACCTCAGTTTATATGCTGAAAGAGAAGCTCAGTTTGTTAATCAAGAGCAAATTATGGCAGCTGCTCTTTTTGCTAAACAGCTTAGAGCTGATCTCAACGGCATTCGAAGCGCCGCAGTAGGGGAAGGACTTAAAGTAGGGGATGTAGATATTGCTAAAGTAATGCCTTCAGAAATACTTAGAGCATATAAACCAGTCAACGTTCCTAATTACTCTCAGCCTGTTGCACCAACCCCTGCCCCGGTTCAGCCTCAAGCCCCGGTTCACGCTCCTGTACCTAACTTGCCTACAATGCAAGCCGTACCGGCCCCGGTTTACGCTTCCCCTACGCAAGAACCTTCTGATCCTAATCAACTAGAACTTAACTTTAATAAAGTTACTCGTTACGAAGAGGTGGTTGAAGCTATAGAAAGATTAGAAACTAAGATAAACATCTTGACTGCTAAAGTAAATGAGGTTATTGTTTTAAACGATAAAAAAAAATTGAAAACCGATCTAGACAATGGAACTTAAGCTGGCTAAAAAAGATTTTGCCGATAATTTTTTAAATGTTCTCGGTAAAGCAGTAGATATCGTTTCTATTAAAGCAGGTAAAAACGGCCTTCATGCTGTTTGTAACAAACCTGATTCGAGTATTATTGTTCTCGGTAAATACAATTATAGTATTGATGCCGAGCAGGATATTTCTTTAAACATCGGAGATATTAAAAAACTTCTAAGGGTCTTAGATTGTATTGAAGATGAAGAAATTACTTTTAAGTTAAATTCTAACCATCTGTTTTATAAGTCTGACAAAATACAATTTAAATACCATTTCTTAGATGATTCTATTGTACCTAAGGTTACTCTTAAAAGAGAAAAGATAGAATCTCTAAATTATGATACTAGCTTTAATATCTCTAGTAAGAAACTTCAAGAAATATTAAAAGCCAGTTCGTTTACCTCCGAAACTAATAAAATATACCTGTACGGGCAGCCCGATGGTATTTACTGTGAGCTAGGTGATAAAGAAAAGAGCAACACTGATAGCGTGTCGATGAAACTTACTGAAGAGGTTGATGGTGTACCTCTTACACAGGTAATACCGTTCAATCTAGATATATTCAGATTGTTTGCCGGGGTAAAATTTGACATTGCAAGAGTAGGTATTAACAATAATTACAAGATTATGTCTCTCTTTATTAAACCTACCGATAGTACTGAATTTACTTTCGTTATATCTGGTCTAGTAAAATAATGGCAAACAAAATTACAACTTTAAGCTATTTTGTAAAACGTCTTAAAGACTCCGGTTACATAGTCTATAAAATGTTTGATAGCTATAGTGAAGCTGACCCGCGAAGCTGGACTGTCTTAATTGACCCGGGTTATTCTTCAGTATATTGCACTTGTTACATTAATCATAAAGACATGTTCGGAGAGACGTTTTTTGAATTTTATGACGGAGGACAATATTTTCCTGAAAAGTTCAAGTTGAAGACTGAATCAATTGAGGTTATAATTAGCTATCTTGTTAAACACGGTATTAATAACAAATCTGAAACATACATTAAATAATATGAGTAATTCTAAGAAATATGATTGGCTTGGTGAAGATGTAGAAGGTAAGAGCGCTCCATTCGACGCTGTTAACTACAAGTATATGGAACCTGATCGTGCCTATGATACAAGTCTTAAGCCAGACAGTGCTTATATTGCTACTTTACCTGACCTACAGAATGGCCCGTCATCTCTTATTCAGGGTGCAAATGTTGCTATCCAACAAGTAGGTATTCATAACTTTAAACTTCCACTTAAATGGACTCGAGCAGATGGTACTGTTATTGAGCTTGAAACCGGAGTTACTGGCACTGTTTCTCTTGATGCTAATAAGAAAGGTATCAATATGTCCCGTATTATTCGTTCGTTCTACGAGCATAAGGATAATGTTTTTGATGCTAACTATATCGAAGATGTTCTTAAGCTTTATAAGAAGAATTTAGGTACATTTGACGCAAAAATTATTCTCAAGATCTCTTACCCTATTTTGCAGGAGAGCCTGCGCTCTGGCAACAAAGGCTATCAATATTATAATATTGCTATAGAGTGTAATCTTAATCAAGCCGGGGTCTTTGATAAGATTAT